TCAGGATGCTTGCACAGTTTGTTATCCATCTGCTCCAGCAGAAACTTTGAATCGCCCATCACGAATCGTGACAGCCGACAAGATTGCCAAGGCTCAAGCAAAGGCAGAGCGTGAAGCAAAGAAGGCGGAGCGCATCGCTAAGGAAAAGGCTAATGCTCCAACAGCATCAGGTCAGCCTTTAACTTACAAAGAAGGCAAATGGACAAGAGAAATCAAGACAGAGCGTTCAGCGATTACAGAGTGGTACAGCCAGTACGCAGATTCTCAACGCGAAATCGTTACAGAATATTACGATGGCAAGCCACACACAGAGGAAAGCATCCAGCATCAAAAAGACCGTAGGGCTTTTGCTGGAGAGATTGCTCAGTTGATTTGTTTCAACTTGGCTCAAAAGCATGACATTACTTACGAGGCGCAAGAAGCAATCCTCATCAAGAAGTATGAGAAAAGAGGCTACTGATGAGCAACATTGATACTCAATTGCTAGAGTTCGCAAAAATCATGGGGTCAAATGAGGACTTGCATCCTGATTTAGTTCCTTATGTTTCAGACGGACCTTTAGGGAAACAACTTCGTCACCCGCTTGTGTATCAAATCGCTATGACGGGCAACGGCTGGGCTAATGCTTATTATTTACAAAAAGTAGGCGATGTAAAAAAAGCGCTTGAAAACAAAAAGTACGATTCTTTTGTTTGGCTCCATGAACGCCCATATCGAATTGAGGCGTTTCAAGAAATCGAGCATCTCCTATCAGATACCGCTTATTGGAAATTGCTTGCTGACATCTGGGTTGATACAGAAAACCAATGGCAGAACCATGAAGAATGGAAAGAGTTGCTTTCATCAACCCGTTCAAGCCGTCATTATTTGATGGATGAATCTGAGTTTCAGTTGTTGAATTCTCTACCAGAGTTGGTTACTATTTACCGTGGATGCGTTAAGGGCGTTAATGAAGATGGACTTTCATGGACACTAAACAAAACCAAAGCAGAATTCTTTGCCAATAGATTTGGCAAGGGAGGAATTATCTTAGAGAGAGAAATTCCAAAGTCGGACATCATTGCGGTCTTATTAAGTCGCGGTGAATCTGAAGTGATATGCGAGGTAAAGGAATGAAATGTTATACCTGTGGTTCGGAGTTCCGAATCAGTTTTGTAAAAAATAAACCGTATTGCTTTCGGTGTGAGGCAGATGCCTCACTCGTTGCATTGGGAATAGTCCGAAATAAGGAGAGAAAATATGTTGGCTAAATACCTATCAAAGAACGGTGGTCGCGTCACAGCGCGGGGCTACAAAGTCTCAGAGTGGATAGATGCTTTTGGTCTGTTTGCCCTTATCTTCCTCGTATTCGGGGTTGTGGGGTCAATAGAGAGCGGTAAGTGGTTCGGTTGATACTTCTATCGTGGATGAGGGATAAATCGCTCCCAAGGCTCCCTGAAGCCTCCCTAGCCCGCATACGCGCCCGCGAGCGCGAGCGCCTACTGTCCGAGGAAGCCGATAAACGACGCGCTCAACAAGATTTGAATATTAAACCCAAGTAAGATATACTGGTTATACATCGAGAGAGAGGTTCAAGATGATAAAAGCAGTCGTCAAAATTGAAAACCAATGGAGCAGGGGCGAAATCAACAAAGTAGAAGTTGAGTTCGAGACAATTGGTGAAATTGAAAACTACTTGGCTTACAACAGGGCTTATATTCAAGAAATTAAGTTTGTTGGCAAAATCAAAAAGGAGGAATACTAAATGACACAAACAGCAGAAAAAATTAAGAGCGCTTACGACATTCTTGTTGAAGCATCTGAATCAGCAGAACAAGCAGTAAAGGCTTGCCGACCAACACCAATGGTTGTCGGTACTCCAACAACTTTCTTCGGAAATGAAATTGACGAATCAAAGCCAACTTATTACATAGAAGGCGGCGTTTGCGGATTCGCTTCCGTGGTCATCAAACCAGCGCGAGGAAGCATTGTTGCTGAGTTAAAAAAGCGCAAGATTGGTAGCGCTCACTATGGCGGAGGATATTCCTTCAGTTCATGGCAACTAGCGCCAAGCATCCGTCGTGACCAAAGTTACGAACGAGCCGTTGCCGCGGCTAGAGGAGCGGTGGATGTTCTTAAAAAGTACGGCGTCAATGCTTATGTTGATGCTCGTATTGACTAAATAGAAAAACTTCACCCGCCAGTCCACCTTTCGCTGGCGGGTGATTTCTATATCTGGTGTACTCTTTATTTCTGGGTACCCAAGGTTCGGTGGAGTTGATTGCGCCGTTGCGCTGTCCGTCCTCTCTCACTAGGCGTGATGTGTTGCGCCTCCACCGAACGCCCTAACTAGGGTTGAAAATACTTTGATTTGTCACCATCATCTGCTACCGTTATTCAAGGTTCGCAAACACCTACTTCCAAAAGTGAAGTCAATCAGATATTGACAACATTAAAGCGTTACATCCAGTAACGGATAAATGTTCACTCCGAACAATGGAGGATTATGCGATTCTATGAAAGATTTAATCTAAAACCAATTCATGTCGCAGTAATCAGCGCTCTTTTGATTACCACTAATCCGTTACAGATGCCAAAAGACCCATCGGCATCAGCGGTTGAAATAGAGATTCCTAAACCAGTTTTGGTTGAAAGAACTCCCGAGGGCGCTCAGGTATACGCCAAAACACAACTAGATAAATATGGGTGGGATACGCCTAAGCAATGGGCTTGTCTTATAGACCTTTGGATGGGAGAGTCCAATTGGCGTCCAAGCGCTTACAATAAAACAGTTGTATATCAAGATGGAGAAAAAAAACATGCTGGAGGAATCCCGCAGATTTTAGGGCTTGACCCTGATAGCACCGTTGAGTATCAAATCTCAAGAGGCTATGAATACATCCAAGCAAGATACGACACGCCTTGTAATGCAAATGCCTTCTGGCATAGAAATTTTTGGTATTAGTATTCGAACATGGATGAAGAACAAAAAAGACCTTCAGCAATAGACGACGCGCTCGCCGAAATCGGGCGCGTCGCCTTTCTTGAACCAGCGATATGTACGGGCTGGGTTTTAGTATCGGAATGGACTGGCGGCGGGGATAAAGATTATTGGACTTTGACTCTGGCAGATGACCAGAATCCAGATTGGCGTCATCTTGGTTTAGTTCACCACGCACTAAAATCATGGGAGGAGGACGAAATTTTTGGACCACAATCAGGAAAATGAAGAACCAGTTGATAAAGAAAGATTAGAACTTCTAAAAAAAGTATTGGAAGAACGCTTCGGCGACCCGACACGCGAGAGATATGCAATACCGCTAAAAAAAGATTTAGACCTTTAGAATTCTTACATGGGTTTATTAGATTTTGTACGAGAAGCGCCGTGCCGCGATGCTGACCCTTGGTTATTTGACCAGTATCAATTAGATTTAGCGCAACCAGGATTGGCTTATTGCCAACGGTGTCCGTTTTGGGAAAATTGCGACGAGTTAGTAAAACCCCGTCAAAGTCACTACGATGGAATTTCCGCTGGAAAAGTATGGCGTAACGGAAAACTTTTGGCTAGACTTGATGAAAATTCCCCTTTTCGTTTAGTTGTTGCAGATGAGAGGGAGGAATTATTTAATGTTGAAACCTTGGCAGTTCGAGGGGGCGACTTGTTGGGGGATTGAAACGGACTTTTATTTTCCAGAACACCATAAAGTGACTGATGAAAATAAAAAAGTAAAGGCACTATGTAAATCGTGCATCTGGCAAAAAGAATGTCTGACCTACGCGCTACATTATTCAGTAGACGGAATCTGGGGAGGGACAACCCCTAGGGAAAGGTCAGCAATAAGAACACAACTAAATATCATCCCGATACCTATAAACGAAGGAAAATGACAAATGACTCAATTAACTATCACGGGAAATGTAGTAGCAGACCCAGAGTTGCGTGTAATCGCAAGCGGGAAATCAATTGCGACTTTTACAGTCGTATCATCTAAATCAGTAAAACAAGCCGACGGCTCATGGGATAACACCGATACAACATTTTGGGATATTAAATGTTGGGGTAAGACCGCAGAGAATGTAGCCGATTCAGTTCAAAAGGGAATGTCTGTAATTGTCGTAGGCACCGCAGTTCAAGAGAATTGGGATGACAAAGCAACGGGGGCTAAGCGCTCAAAGATTGCTGTCACCGCTTGGAATGTGGGAATCGACCTAAAGCGCCATACAGCCACAGCAAGCGTTGTGCATCGCTCTGACGGCTCATTTAACCCGCCTCCAGCCAATGACCCGTGGAGCGCCCCATTCGGCTCGGATGTTGCGCCTTTCTAACCTTTGTATAGTATGATAGGGGTTAGAAATTTTCTCTTGAAAGGGGAAAATCATGGCTTGGACTGATTACTTCATAGACGCCATTCCTGGCGCTAAAGTTGTTGTATCGCAAGACGGTAAACCGTTTATCTCAAATGAAATTGCTCTTCGTGAGTATGTTGAAATTGAGTTGAATATCCGAAATGAGGCATTACCTTTTCATATCTTCTTCCGACGCTTTGATGCAATTGGCGGAGAACTTGAAAACCGTTTGTTTGCTCAAGTAGGGGACAGAAGTTTGGCTTGCAAGTCAGCAGTAGACTTGATGAGTAAGCGATTAAATTCTTTTGAATTTGTCTTAGACGGAGAATAAAACGACAAAATTCTCTAATGGTAAAATCATTGGATGGATTATGACTTTTTGGCGTCGCCGAATGGAGTCGTGTCTGTTTTAAGTGGATTTGCTATCCAGACGCATGAGTTATTCTCTGAACTGGTAAGAGCAGGTTTTAACGATGAACAGGCAATTAAAATTGTTGTCGGATTAGCCACTAAAGAGTAGAGGGAAACAATGGCAGAAAAGCCAGATTTACAAGAACTCGGCTCTACGGGATTACGCCGTTCGGGTGGAACTGTCTACGAGGAATTCCTCACTAACCTTCGCGGTACTCGCGGAGCAAGAGTTTATAGAGAGATGTCAGATAACGACCCAACAATCGGGTCAATGCTTTATGCAATTGAGAAAGTTATTACTCGCCTAGAGTGGCGTGTAGACCCATTCTCAGATAATTCTGAAGATGGAGATGTAAACCCTAAAGATAAAGAAGTTGCTACATTTGTAGAATCATGTATTAACGATATGTCCGATTCGTGGGATTCAACCCTTTCACAAATGCTCTCAATGCTTATCTTTGGATATTCATATCACGAAATTGTTTACAAGACTCGTTCTGGTCCAGACCAAAAAGACCCGTCCAAGCGCTCAAAATTTAACGATGGAAAAATCGGTTGGCGCAAAATGCCTATCCGTTCACAAGAAACTTTATTCCGTTGGCAGATAGATGAGAATGGCGGAATTAAAGCCATGGAACAGATTGACCCTTCATCGGGCGGTTTACATATAATTCCAATTGAAAAGGCTTTACTGTTCCGCACAACCTCACAAAAGAATAACCCAGAGGGTCGTTCTATTCTCCGTAATGCCTATCGCCCTTGGTTTTTCAAACGCCGCATTGAAGAAATTGAAGCAGTAGGTATTGAGCGCGATTTAGCAGGATTACCCGTTGCCTATGTGCCACCCGAGTATCTTTCATCATCTGCAAGCACCGAGCAAGCGGCGGTTCTTGCAACAGTTCAAAACATTGTTACATCTATCAAGCGCAATGAGCAAGAAGGCGTTGTATTCCCAACACTCTACGACGAAAATGGGCATAAGCAGTTCGATTTAGTTTTGCTTTCATCTGGTGGCTCACGCCAGTTTGATACAGATAAAATCGTTCAACGCTACGACCAAAGAATGTCAATGTCTATCCTTTCAGATTTTATTCTTCTTGGCTCTGACCGAGTTGGCTCCTATGCCCTTGGCTCTACCAAGATGGATTTATGGTCGATGGCAGTTGATTCCATTGCTAAAAATATTTCAGAAGTAATGAATCAGTACGCTATTCCGCGCCTTATGAAGTTTAATGGCATGGATTCTTCACGCTGTCCGCAACTTGTTTACGGCTCAGTAAGCCATGTTGATTTGACTGAAATCTCAGACTTCGTAACTAAATTGGCTCAGGCTGGTGTTCTGGTTCCAGATGCAAACCTTGAAACCTATCTTCGTGACTTGGCTGGTTTACCAGTTGCAGAACACGATGGTTCTTCATTTGGTATGCCACCTGTTGCTGGTGAAACTGGGACACAACCTCCAGCACAAGAAGGAGTAACGGAGCCACCTGTCGCTGACCAAGTAAAGCCAGTCGCAGGAACGGAACCGCTTGATGGCGATACGGATTAAACCGTGGCGTTCTCATTTGGCGGCAATAAAAAACGCCGTATACCGCTAACAACAGAAGAACAGGCTCTCGCTAAAGTTCTCTATGATGCTATCCGTCGTGCGACGGATAAGATTTCTGTTCAAGAGTTAGCAAAAATAATTCAAGGATTAGATGCCGATACTTTGTCGCGCCTACTTAACAACATCACAATCGCTGGTGATTCAACATCAATTCAAAAGGCTCTTTTAGATTCAGTTGATATAGGCGGAACACAAGCAATCTCTCAAATATCAAAGATTGCCCCAGCCCTTGCATTTCCTGGGTTTACACCAAAGCCAGTAAAAATTCTTAATGTTGGCGAAATGGCTAACATGGATTTTTCTAACATCCCCGCATGGGCTAGACCGATTAGACCTAATGTAAAACTAAGCATGTCTTTTGATAAAACAAATCCTAATTCACTTAAATTTGCTTCCAATCGTGCTGGTCAGTTGATTACAAGCATTGATGAACTAACAAGAATCTCAATTAACAGAATCATTACAGAGGCGTTCACCGACCAAATTGATGTATTGACTACCGCATCACGCATCAAAAATATTATTGGACTACACCCACAGTATGCCGATGCAGTTGTTAAATTTGAGAAAGCCGAATTAGCCCGACTTATTAAGTCAGGATTCAAAGAAGGCGAAGCAAAGGTTCGCGCTCGCGCCCGCGCTACGGAGTATTCAGATAGATTAAAACAATCCAGAGCAACAACTATCGCCCGCACGGAGATTCAAATTGCCCAGAACGAAGGTCGCTACGAAGGGTGGAAACAAGCCTCTGAAGCGGGCTATGTAGACCCAGAATCCCAAAAGCAATGGATTATTGCTAGAGATGAACGCACCTGTCCTATTTGCCTTGAGTTGGATGGCGAAATTGTTCCTTGGAACGGGATATTTTCTAACGGTATGGAAAGACCAGTTGCTCATCCTAATTGCCGTTGCACAATGATTATTCTTCCTCCCGATAGAGGAACCCGATGAGCGTCCAAGTAATCAGATTTGCGCCTGGATTAAAACCAGTTCTTAAACATCTTGATGGACAGCATGACCAATCAACTCACGGCAGTTGGGCTAATGGTATTTCATCAGAATTAGAAACTTGGAATCCGAAAGACCCTGTTCCAGAAAGCCCTCGCAATGCAACTGGAACCACCGATAAATTTTGGGAAAACTGGGAACACGGTGTTGATGGCGACCCGTTTGTAGATTTATACCGTCAATACGCGGGCGAGATGCTTGGTTTGCCAGTTCCTAAAAGTAGTAAAGATGTCGGTGGTTCTGAGAATTATTTAACTGGACGCGGTTTTGGTGCCTCCTCGACAAGCGCAGTAAGAAATCAAACTGAGGCAGTTTTAACGGCAATTGCTAATGGTCGTCCGCAACCAACTTTGTATAGAGGTATGACAGGGAGTGATGCAGAGTCAAAAGCATTGCTTGAGCAGTTCACCAATCTTAAAGAAGGCGACACAATTGATATGCCGTTAGTTTCAACTACTCGTTCTTTAGGCGTCGCTCAATGGTATGCCGCAGATAGGTCATACACCCCAACTGATACTAAAGTGATTCTAAAAATTCAAGAAGGCGCAAAAGGCGTCTCGGTCAATCGTGAAAAAAGTTTTTACCCATCAGATTTTGAGACTATTACTAGCGGCAAATTTCAAGTTGTAGGTAAATCAGAAATAACTATTCCTTATTGGTCAAGAGGCGCTGTCCACGCAAGAACTTTTGAACTCAGCAGACCTGGCGAGGATTTAGTTACTGGGTACAGATTCCAAGACCCAAAGGACCTAAGTTGGGACAGAAAGGATAGTAATGACCCAGCGGCTAAAGTGCGCTATGAAATTATTAGAGATGGAGCCAATACTGGAGATTTTTCTAAAATTGAAACTTCTACGCTAAAGTATACAAATGACCGTCAGCCAAGTGGAGTCAAAGATGGTCGAGACATCACAGTTAATTCTTGGATACGCAAAGAGCCTACAACATTTACGGTTATTGAAGTGAAATTAGTTGAGCCTCATGTAGTTAAAAAGGGCGCTGACTTAGGCATGACTTTCCATGAACTATTTAACAACATCCCATTTATTAGAGATGATGAAGATGTTATCAAGCACGGTACGCACGACCAATCAACCCACGGCAACTGGGCTTTAAGTGAGAACTATCCAGATTTACTAACCCTAGGCACATTCGATGAAGAATCTGAATATGACCCAGCGCTAATGGTTTATAGCGAGCGCTATGGAGTAGACAAAGACGGCAAAATCGTTGGAGTTGAAACCTTTGAGCATGATGCTATTGATAGTTATTCTCAAGAGGGGTATAAAAATATAAACGCGTTTCTTCGCAACCCCAGAGGTTTTGAAGGTTCTTATGAAATAAAATTTCTTCAAGAAAAGGTTGATGGGTTAGATTCTTTGATTGATAAGGCTCCAGATATGTTTGGGGATAAAACTTTATTTCGAGTCGTAGATAATTTTGTTTTAGCGCAGTTAGCCCCAGGCGACACTCTCAGAGATAAAGGTTATTTATCAACTACACGAATAGATTTGACCAAAGATACGGATACTCGGGATGCGCTAGGCGAAATATATGACACACCTGATACCGTTGCTGTCATTCTTCCAAGCCCAACCAAAAGCGGTAAAGGAATTGCCGTAGACCTTTATCGAACCTCCGTGAATGATACGAGTTCGGTATCAGATAGAGAAAAGGAAGTTCTATTACCTCGCCAAACGGATTTGCTGTTTTTGGGATATAAAAGAGGTATAGGTTCTGAGGATAAGGTTGCAGTCTTTCAAAGGGTGGACAAATGAGTAAATTCAGAACCGTTCTTGAGGATATTCAGATTATTCAAGCCGTTAAAAAACACGGTACCCATGACCAGAAAACCCACGGCAGTTGGGCGACTGGTAGCGAGGGCAAGGTATTAACATCCCTCATTGATAGATTAGCGGAAAAAAAGACCCCAGGATTCTCTATTGATATTAGAACTAAAAAGTCTCCCAAGACTGGATTCATGTGTTCTATTGATGGAGCCGAAAGACAAATTAAACTTGATAAATGGAATAGCGTGGATAATGACGGCAAAAGAGCCATTATTGAGCAGTACAAAAAAGACAATATGGCGGCTTTGAGTAAGCGTGGGGCTTATTTTGGGGCTTGGAAAGTTGTTCAAGATGGTGTAATCTATCTTGATGTATCCCGCAGATACGAGAGTAAATCTGAGGGTATAAACGCTGGAATTGCAAATAAACAAAAATCTATTTACGATGTTGTCAAAGATGCTTACATTTATATGGAGGATAAAAATGGCGGAACAAGAACAAACAAAGCCCGTGCTGGTGGGGTTGGACAAACCTCTGAACGAGATGACTCCAGAGGAATCGGACGCCCTGACGGACGAAATCCTGATGGCGATAGAGGGCAATCTCTAAGTTTTCCTCATGTCTGCCTTGGTAGATATTCAGTTGTAGGAATACAAAAACACCTTGAAGGACAACATGACCAAGCCACTCATGGCAATTGGGCGGGAGATAGATACCCCGCCGATTCGGTCAAATCCGCTAGAGATGGCGCAAAAGAGTATGCTTTCAAAAAAGGCTTGAAGCCAGACGACACAATTGATTACAACAAAGTTGTTGCCAATCGTGAACGGGCATCTAAGATTGCAGACCTTTATGAATCTTTGCCTAAGATGGATAGAGACGCCGTTGATGAGTACGAGGCGTTAGCCTCAGAGGTTGAAGAGCAATTCAACTACATGACTAAGACCCTTGGAGTCAAGGTTGAGTTCGTTACAGATGACCCATACAAAACATCTAAAGAGATGTTTACTGATGTCAGCAAGGGTTCACTCAAAGTTTTATCAACAGCCACTACTGGCGCTCATCCCATCTTTAGCGATGAACAAAATAACAAATTTAGGGCAGTCCACGATTACTTTGGACACGCCGCTACTGGTCGTGGATTTGGTCAAGATGGCGAAGAGTCCGCATGGGTGCATCACTCGCAGATGTTTACAGAAAAAGCAAGGGCGGCTCTGACAACAGAAACACGCGGGCAAAATTCATTCTTTAATAACCGCGGCAAGCAATTCGCAGACCAAAAGGTTGCTTTGTTGCCAGAAGAATTTTGGGCAGTTCCTAAAGTATTTCAAAAACGCTATCAAATAATTTACTTTGCCCCAGGATTAAAGCCAGTCCTCAAACACGAAGGTGGAGGTCACGACCAAAGTTCACACGGAAACTGGGCGCGTGGCAATACCGAGCAAGAAGATAATTTAATCAACAACATGGACGGTGTTGGTCCTTCATTAGATGATTTATCAAATGCTCTCAGCGGAGGAGAACAGCCTGGGATGAGCGACTTGGTTGATTATGTAAATAATGACAAAGGGATGTATGAACAAGCAACCTTTGGTATTGATGAAAGAGTCCAAGAACGCCTAGATGCGTTACAACAAGAATTTCCCAACCATGAATACTCAGAGCAAGAAAAAATGACCATCCATGAGGATATTCAAACTGAAATGATTGATGAGTTTATTCAATCAGATGACGGAAGTATTGCTCAGTTGTGGCAAGAACAACAGGGGGAATCATTTAACCCAGAAGATTTACACGGACTCTTTGACCAAGTTTACGGCATGACCCATGAAGTAAAAAATCAAGATGGAGAAGTTGCAACAACACTTACTTCTCAAACAACTAACATTTTTAACGATGGAGAAAGGCTAACCGTTACTGGCGAGATTACTGACGATGCAAACAATTACGCTGGCGAGTTCCAACGCTCTTTCTTCAAAAGCCAAGATGCAGATGGCAATGAGATTATGGCTGTTGAGCATGACCTATTCAAAATGGATGACGAGTATGCGGGAGTTGGGTTTGGGTCAAAATTTATAGCGCAACAAGAGGCTTACTATGTTGCGGCTGGAATTGGAAGAATTGATGTCAGTACCGCGTGGGACGGCGCTCGCCATTGGGCTAAATCAGGGTATGATTTTGATGAAAGGGGCAGAAGCACGGAGCGAAATGTTCAAGAACTAATCAAAGGAACCGCATTTAACCGTGCAGATTTTGAAGAAGGCTCAGCAAACCGAATTGAGTTTGACTCCTTAGTTTCCAAAATGGTTACACAATATGACTCAAAAAATGGTTCTTTTCAAATAGCCAGAAGTATCAAATCGGATGGTTTTCCTATCCCAAATGATTTTTTAATGATTGGCTACAAAGACAGAGTTCAAGTCGATACTAACCGAATAACAGGAAAACCCGTGTATTCATGGGCTGGGGCAAGATTACTAAATAACTTAAATATGAAGTATCAAAAGGGCTTGAGCAAAGAAGGACGCTCAATCATTCAAGGTCCAATTGACCGAGATGGTGATGGCTTGGTCTATGACGGCACGGCTCGCGAAAAGCCCGCTCCTACGGTAAACTAACCCCATGGACAGACAAGATAGATTAGACGCTTTATCAAAACTTCACGCCTCCATGCGCGTTGAAACAGAGGGATTGCCTGACGATAAAGAAATTGCTTTTTTGGATAAGGTAGTAGAACAAAAATTAACTAGGGTAGAGGAAACTAAATAACGGTTGTAAATCCATAGTCTATCCTTACCACATGGCTGATATTGCTCCTAGATTAGTAGAGTTGAGTGCGGGTAAATTGCACTCTCTTCATCAGCGCCTCCACAAATCAGAATTAACTCCAGAGGTTTTGGAGGTTCATCACCTTGTTATCAATGAAGCCCTTAGACGAGGCTTGATGCGGGTTGAAAAAGACGAGTGGGATAAGTACGAAATTGAAGTTGATTATCTTCAAAATGTTGATATTAGTAAATTTTCAGAATCCTTGCCCGAAGATGCGGTTTCAGACCTTGTTCGTAAAATGGGTTCTAGCATTGGAAACATTCGCACCGTCTTGACGGTCAATGGCTATGAGTTGCGGATTGAGACACCAGAACCCGTGGAAGAAAAATCATTTAATAAAATGATTCGCCACAATCAAGACGGCTGGACAGTTTACGACCAAACAGGAACTCGCAAGTTTGGAACATACGATTCTAAAAAAGAAGCCGAAGATAGGCTTGAAGAGATACACCGTTTTTCAAAGGCAAACGATTTCACACCTCCCAAGGGAGTTCGCGTCGCCGCTCGTAGGGCGCTTGATTGGATTTCTGAAGGCAGGGCTGGAGACGGATTTACTTCTGTTGGGCGTTTGCGAGCGCAACAACTATCGGCTGGAGAAAACATTTCTCTCGCCACTTTGAAGCGCATGAAAGCATTTTTCTCTCGACATGAAGTTGATAAAGATGCTTTGGGATTTAGCCAAGGCGAAAAAGGTTATCCATCTCCAGGGCGCGTGGCTTGGGATGCTTGGGGCGGGGATGCTGGATTTTCATGGGCTGAGTCCCAAGTTAGCCAGGCAGAGAACGCATTAGAAAAACACCTTATGGGACAACACGACCAAAAGACACACGCGCCTAAATACGCCCAAGGAATTGCTGATGAGTTGGAGTCTGGCGGACACCCTGTTGTGGCTCCAGAGGACATCTCAGCCCTTTTTGGAGGTATGGCAAAACTAACCTCTCACCCAGATATTACTGAGTTGAAAGTTAAAGGAACGCTTCTCTTTGGCGATGAGGGCATGGGTGTTGCCCGTTCTGATATGCCACAGATTCCGTCATCTAAAAGAGATAAATTTTTAGCGGATATTGAAAAAGATAGCGGGATTACCTCCACAAAAGAGAAGGTAGACCCAACAACCTTAAAGCCAATTCAAAAGGAAGTCTCTGGCTCACGCGCAGGGGCAATCTATGAAAAGTTTGCAGAGAAGGGCAAAATTCCTAAAGACGAACGAATTTTAATTTCTAAAGATGGTTTTGTTGTAGATGGACACCACACATGGGCGGCGTCAGTTGCCTTTAGTTTTGATAACCCAGGAACAGAGTTGCCCGTTTATCGC